CGGGCGGCGTGCGCACGATTTTCGTTGTTACGGGAAGGGACGCTGAGCTGACCAAGCGAGGCATTCTGCTGAAGGCAGGATTGGACCCTGAGTACAACGTGATTTCGCGAGATGTTCCTGTGCCACAGCGAGTTGGCTCATTCACGATGGCGATGCCGTATCGCCCCGAGTTGATGAGCGGTGATCGCGTGCACGACCGACAGATCCACCATTTGGACGCCATTGAAATTGAGCGCACGACGATGTTCCTTATGTCGGATGTGTACGAGATGGATTTGGAAGGTCTGATAAGATATGTGCGTTTGGATGCCAGCCCTCAACGTGAGATGGTGACCATCGTTTATGTCTTGCGAGATTACCGTGGCGGCGCGGGATGGAGCATGTACCAAGGGGAAGGGGTGCGCAGATATAGTGGCCTGTGGGTCCGCGATGGTGATGAGCTGGAAATGCAGAGCTCGATATCCGTTAGCGGCATGGCCGATGGCTGTTATGCGCATCCTGTGAGAACCGATTGGCTGTTCGAAAAGCTGGCCGGAGGGATTGAGTTTGACCAACAGGCTTACTCATTCGAGAATCATTGTTTGAACGTGAGCGGTCCGTACAGGATCGGGCGTCTGGTGATTCGTCGTACCCTCTGGGCCGCGGCGGAGGTTGCTGTGCATTGTAGCAGCTCCGCTCAGATCGACAGCCATGGAAGTTATGCGGACTTGTGGAGCCAAGTTGCGCCTAGTGCGGGTGTGGTGGACCCGACTACGGTAGCTGGCCAACGTGAGTTGCGCGCCCTGGTGCAGATCAAGATGATCCAATTGGTGCCTTTGGATTCCCCACTTCGTCGATGGAAGCGTCTTTCTACCGTGATTGACCAAGCCGTCGAGAAGTGCACACACGACTTGTTGCAAGCGGGTGTTCCTCAGGTGGAGGATGTTGGTCGAGTAGGTCGCGTGCAACAAGCGGCCGAAAAGGCGATGCGAGAGAAGGTGCAGGAAGACTTCGGTGTTTCAGAGGGCTTGGCCCAAACATTCGTTGATCTGACAAAGCGCCAGACCTTGCCGGAGATGGCTCTGAATTCTTTGGGGGCCGTCCGTCGCTTTTTCTCGTGGCTGTGGTCGAAGATCCATGAGGCGTTCGCGCCCGTGGTTCCCGATGACATTGAGATGATTGAAGTGCAACTCAACCTCGTGTCGTTGGCTTGGTCATTTGCGAAAGCCGCTGGGGCGGATTCGTGGATTTCCATGTTCGGTTCTGCAGTGCGGGAGCTCGGCTTCGTCAAGAACCTGATTACCAAGCAGAGCAGTTTGATGGATCGTCATCCGCTGCTTCACCAACTTGGGGAGATGCTGCTGAAGGTGGGCTATGCCGTCGGGAGCGCAATGTGGGAGGAGGCAGCCAAGAGACGTGGTGCGATTTTTGCGGTGGTTTTGGCCGTTGCAGAATCGGTGCTCGTCGTTGGACGCCACTGGCTTCGTGGGGAAGATCTGGAAGTGTTACCGCAGGTGTTGGGGCGAGTCGTCGCCCACACTCTGACGCTTCTGATCCCGTACCCGGTCGCCGTGTTGGTACATGCCGTGGTCAATCTGGTGCATTCAGATTTGAGCCATGGGACCACTTCCTTTATGCGCACCGTACTGTCTCACCTTAGGCGCCAAGAAGAC